AAAAAAAAAAAAAAAAAAAAAAAAAAAAAAAAAAAAAAAATTAATTAATATAAATAAAATATAAAAAAATTAAAAAAAAAAAAAAAAATCTTATATTTAAAAAAATTTTGAAAATAAGAAAAAAATAGCGGAATGTACAAATAAAACAACTATTTTAGATACATTTTTTAGTATAAATAAAAACAGTGATGATTCTCAAAAAGAAAAAGAATATATATCGAATGAAAAAAAAAATATTCAAAAATACATGACCAATGTCGATGACAGTTTTTTAGATATTAATAATTTTGTTCAGCAAACCGATATATGCAGAGACTGTAACAAGGGCGAAATGATTCCGGTAGAACATGAGGGCATATTGGTCTGTAATATGTGTTCGAAAAGTATTCCCTATTTAGTAGAGAATGAAAAACCTTCTTATAAAGAGCCACCCAAAGAAGTGTGTTTTTACGCTTATAAACGCATCAATCATTTTAGAGAAATATTGGCGCAATTTCAGGCAAAAGAAACGACACAAATTCCGGATGAAGTGATTGTAAATATTCATCAACAAATTAAAAAAGAAAGAGTTAAATTATCGCAAATCACCAATAAACGGGCAAAAGAGATTTTGAAAAAATTGGGCTATAATAAATATTATGAACATATACCATTTATTAAAGATAAGTTGGGCATTAAACCGCCTATTATGAGTTCAGAGCTGGAAGATACCTTGTGTAATTTATTTATGGAAATACAAGGGCCGTATGCGAAATATTGCCCAGATGACCGAGTTAATTTTTTGAATTATTATTATACCGTTTATAAATTATGTGAACTGTTGGACCAGCACCAGTTTTTGCCGTTTTTTCCCATGCTAAAAGACCGTGAAAAAAGGATTGAACAAGATGAGATTTGGCGAAATATTTGTGATGAATTGGATTGGGAATATATCCCGACCATCTAGAGGGGAGGGGTACACCCCTCTTACACCCCGGGAGGTCACCTAGCGGCGACCTCTGTTGCTTTATATATTATCAAAAAAATAGTAATATAACATTTATATTATTATTTATAAAATTTATTAAAGTCTGGGCGACATTTATATGTTGTCAAATAATGTTAATATAAAATTTATCACATACCGGGGGTTAGGGGGTCACGACCCCCTTGCTTAAAAAGCCCTCGGAAATCCCACCAGATTAGCACCAATACCAAAGCCGGCACCCGATCGTGCACTCACACCCATGCTCGGCACATAAGTATCCAGAATGCTAAAGGTAGCCGCCGCCGTCAAAGCAATCAAGGTAATCTCATCCAGATTCAACGACCGCTTGGGGATGGCAAACGCAGCGATAGCTACCATCAGACCTTCTACCAAATATTTAATTGCGCGCTTCACGAGTTCACTAAAATTCAGAGCGTCGGTAAACATTGTTATAATAAATGTAAAGAAAATAACCTTTTGCCGAAGCTTTTCTCAAAAGCTTTTTTCTCAAAAGTGGTTGTATATATTAATATAAAAAATAACTTAAAACCTATTGAATTAATTAAGTATACAATGTCTACGTTCTCTAAAGATTCTACTTTTACTACGTTGCCTCCGCAAAACACTAAACCAAATGGCGTAGAATTCAGAACATTGGCCGATGGCACTCAAAACCCCCAATATGTGGATTTGCTCGATGAAGACAAGCCGGTGGCCGGCCAACGTTTCGCCTGTATTTCATTTATTTCGCCTGAAAAGATTTTGAAGCAGAGAGAAATGTTTAATTTCCAACACTTTCTAAAGCAGTGGGATATGCACAAGTCGCTCGAAAAGTTTAACCAATTTTTGAGTTTTCTCGCGTATAAATATACGCTAAATTTCGACCACTTGACCAAAGATTTGGAAGAGTTTTGTTCCGAGGAAAAGGAAAATCTGTTTACGTCTACTTTAGAAGATGAATTTAAGAATTTCATGGATGTGAATGATTCGCGTCTGGAAGAAGAGTTTAACAAGAAGCATAGTTTTCAGACGAGTACCCGCGGCTTCAAAGTACGCGGCTCTTACCCGAGTCAGCCCGAGGCTGAATTGCGCTGTAAAATGTTGCGCGAAGTCGATCCGAACCATGATGTCTATGTGGGACCGGTTGGTACATGGGTGCCTTTTCACCCGGAAGCCTATAAAACGGGTCGCGTCGAATACTTGGAAGATGAGCTAAATCAGCTCATGCAAGAGAAGAATAAAAACGAAACATATGCGAAAACCGAGTTTGAAAAGCGAGTGCGAGACAGCAAGGAACAAGCAATGAAAGACAATATTAAGAAAGCACAAGAGTCGGGCAATGTGCTGACACAAACGATTAATGAACAGGGACAACTGATTAGCGTGAAAGATATGAATACCACCGAGTCGACGATTAATATTGATGATGGTCCCAGTAGCAACAGTAGCAACAGTAGCGGCAGTAGCGTCAGTGCGGCAGATGTGCGCAGAGCACTCTTTGAAGGAGAAAACATTGTGATTGATTATAAGAATTCCGATCACGGTGTAGGGCAACTAAATTCAGTTTCAGAAAAGGGAACCTAGGTTCCCTTTGAAACAAAGGGGTTATACCCCTTTAAAACCCCATCTAAGTAAATAGGAACCTTATTTGAACCCCCTTTACTAATAATACTTAAATAATAAAAACATATTATTTAAATATAATGATGTGATGTTTGCTAGTAAAAATAAGTGTCATTATGATACTTGTACTAAAAAAGTATCCATGACTGAAATGATTTCCTGTAAAGGGGCACAGCCCCGTGAGGCAAACTAAATGTGAACATATATTATTACCACCCTTTCGTTTACCTCATGGGGTTTGAAAGGGGCAGAGCCCCTTTACCATTTCGACTTTTTAACATTTATCTTCGGTCCCGCTCCTCTTTTCTTCTGACTATTTGGATCATAAGCATCATCTTCATCATCGGAATTCAAATCTTTGGATAAATCCCAAAATTGCTTCGAGCCTAATTTGAAATCCGCATGGGGTTCCGCCTTGTACCAAAATATTTGGTCTTGTAATTTATTCGATTTGGAATTGTTATTAATGACGAGACACTCAAAATTTTCAGTACATTGGTCCATCACTTGACAAAAAGATTCAAAGGTCGGAAACATGCCCGCATAGTTTTCCCAGATACGTCGCCGATTAGCAATATACGGCTCTCGCAAAATAAACACGTAATCAATATTCGTCCGTAAATTAGGGGGAATACCGAGTGGGTATTGCATAGTAATAATGAGCATCACTTTCCAGTGCCGACCGTTCATAAAAAGCAGACGCATGATTTTATCTTTCGTCCATGTGGCATCATACAGACAATCGTCTAAAATAACAAACGCTCGAGGATCGATATTACACTTTTTATATTTTTTAATATCGCTTTGCACTTCTTTCATAACCTGCTTTTGTCGCTTTAAAATATTCTCAATGATGGCAGTATTGTACTCATCGTGAATAAAGAGTTTAGGCACCATCGAACCGTAAAATCCATTACCCGCTTCTGTCCCAGATATAACTGTCCCTATAGGAATATCTTGATGGTAGAAAAGTAAATCTCGGACGAGGTAACTCTTACCTGTATCACGCCGACCGATGAGTACAACTACAGGTCCTTTATTTTCATCGGGTTTAAAACTAATATGTCGCATTTCAAATTTTTTCAGTTCTAAAGTCATTTACAATTAACCTTTAAAAACAACCTTTAAAAAAGGTTGGGCCAAAAACCGCAAACAACCGATTTCGCAGTGAAACATGTTTACACCATTGGACATTTATAACGTCCAATATAACGTTGCCTTTGTGACCGATTAATCGTCGACGAGTCGGCGTTTTACACCTTTTAACATTTCAAATGCCGAATACTATATAAATATAATTGAATATATATAGGTAAAATGCCATATATTCATTATAATGGAATAGGTGCAAAAGACACTGAAATACATTCTATTGAGGAGTTTTTAAATATTATGAAATATGCCTCATTCCATTACTATGAAATGACTTCTTTTGGGGTTGATATGGAATATAAAAATTATTTACTTCCTGATAATTTTATAAAGTTTACATTAGAAGAATGGATAGATTATTCAGGCGCTAAATATTATGATACCGAATGGTAATATTATTTATAATCGACAGTTTAAATGTGCGAAGGTGTAAATGTCCAAAGGTGTAAAAAGCGCGACAAAACCGATGCAATATTCAAATACTTTACACACATTAAATATTACCTCGGTTTTGGTTCAACCTTTTTTAAAGGTTGTGAGTTAAAATATCGTATAATAAATATTAAGCAGAACTAATGGAGTTTTCTTATAAAAAAAACGATAATAAAAAACTATTTACAAGTTTAGTAGATTTACAAGTCTCTCAATGTCAAAATTATATACCTTTATATGAGAAGTTCTTTACTATTAATGATACCAATTGTAACTCTATTCAATTAAATAATGTAAATTCTCTACAAAGCATTCGGGCTAAAGTAACCGATAATATATTTAATGGTACAGTTCTTAACCAAACCACTGGATTGAAAGAAAAAAGAGATATATTTTTTAAGTTTAGCCCTCTGCTCGATCCGATTAAATATTTAATTGGTAAATATGATGTTAGTAATGTAAATCTGCTAAATTTACCGATTTATTCCGTTGCCGCAGATAGAAATGCTGACTCAAAAACTCTAGACAAAAATAACGCTGCCTATGTCGACGGGTTTTTTACCTATTTAACCAGTCAATTGTTACATAATCACGGCTTTAAACATGGTATTGATTTTTACGGTTCTTTTCTAGCTTTGAAAAATGATTTTAGCATCGATGTATGTGATGACATTGATTACATGAGTGAATCCGAATTTTTCAATAATAATAAAAATATTTTATATACGATTGACGAATCACAAGCTACTCAATTTAATAACAATAATAATACACGTAATTGCAAACCAAAGTTAAATTTAAATTTAACTACTCTTAACGATCATTCCGATACTATTCTTCTACAATTGTCAGATATTAATGACTTGTCGCATTTGGATACTGTTTTTAATTCAAATACTAATTATAGTACTAACCAATTATCTGATGCTGATATTGTCTACGACAATGTAAAAGAAAGCAACAAAAATAAAAAAGATACAGAAGAAGATAATGATAAAGAAAGTCGGTCGTCTTGTTCATCGCGATTTTCCGATACGGAAGAGGAAGGTGAAAGCGATGGGGAAGCAGATGGGAAAAGTGATAATAATGATAATAATGATAATAATGATAATAATGATGATAATGATAATGATAATAATGATGATAATAAAGAGGAAGATTCCTATAGCGAAACATCCAGTAGTTCATCTTCTTTTTGCGAAGATCAGCTGTTTGTAAAAATTAAAACCTTTCCAGTTCAGGTCATTTCATTAGAAT